CTAGATGGTATAATTAAGAAATTAGCTATCATACTTGCTCTATGTGGTGGAATAGCTTGTATAATATACTTTACAGATCTTGGGGCTATATTAAAAGGCGAAGCCGAAGAAAAGGTAAAGCAGAAAGTAGAAGAGTTTAAAAAAGATATTGAGCAAAAACTAAATGTCAAGAAAGAAAAAGTAGAGGTTGAAGTAAACAAAGCAGAAGATAAAATAGAAGATGCAAAAGAGAAAGTTGAAGAACTTAAAAAAATTAAACTAAGAGATATAATAAAATGAACTGCAATATATGCGACTCAGAGATAGAAGAAGATAATGGTGATATTGTTGGATATTTTGGAATATCTCCAGTTTCATTTTGTGTGTGGTGTATGTCTTCTATGACAGATATGGTTATACAATGTCAAGGTTTTGACGACATAGATGTATTAAAAGAAAGAATAAAGGATTTAGAAGATGCCGAATAGAAAAGCCAAGCAAAGAAAGATGGAAAGAAGAAAGAAAAACTTAGAAATAAGAAAGTATAAAAGAATGTTAAAACTAAGGAGAAAGAATAATGACAAACTATGAAGAAAGCTCTTTAAAGGGACTATTGGACAATCTTGAGAAAAATGACTATAAAAGCTATTGTGTTCTTATTAAAAAATTTGAAGAGGCTGATTATATTAAAAGACAGAGAGACTCTGTCATAGACGCTATAAAAGCATTAAACGAAACTTTGCAAGTGTTTCAGTCGGTTGCAAAAAACAAATAGGAGGGGAAATGACTCATCCAAGCAAAGTTAAAGGAAATAAATTTGAACGAGATGTTGTTAATAAAGCAAAAGAGTTTGGACTCGACTCCAAAAGGGCGTATGCGTCAAATGGGGAATCACTTGGTATGCACGCAGAAGTAGACCTTTTAATTAAGGACTATAAAATACAGGCAAAAATCCGTAAGAGTATAGCATCTTACCTACTACCTAATGAAAATGTGGATGCTCAAGTGATTCGCCAAGACAGAGGAGAGGCTTATGTAGTATTGAGGTTAGAGGATTGGCTAAAGACCCTAGTTTAAAATACCTCGATTATGTCAAAAGTTTAAATTGTCTGGTCTGCTTTACCTCCTCCCCAGATCCAGACCATCTTGAAGCAATCGGTATGGGAGGTAATCGCAAAAAACCCACACTCAAACACTACTCTTGCATACCACTCTGCCGATTGCATCATACTGAAAGACACGCCTTACCACTAAAAGAGTTTGAAGACAAGTATAAAATTAACCTATGGAAAGAAGCATTTAGAACACTAAGGGGGTATTATGAGAGAAAAGATACAGAATGATGTTGTTGCCTGCGAGTTAAGAGAAAAAGAATTTAAAAAAACAATAGAGCAAAAATGGAATTGTCAGTTAAAGAAGTTAGCGATTGATTATAGGTTTGATTATGTTGTTTTAAAAGAAGGTAAGATTAAAGCGTTTTTAGAGATTAAAAAAAGAAACTTGACGACAGATAAGTATGATGATTCTATGATTAACCTAAACAAGTGGATGAAAGCCAAACAATTAAGAGATTCTACAAAACTACCAACCATACTAGCTTGCAGATATATAGATAAAGACATTTATTGTATACTAACAGATAATACTGAACACGAACTAAGGTGGGGTGCTAGAACTAAAAATACTAGAGATTGGCAAGACGTTCAACCAGCAGTTCACATTATGATGACAGAGTTTAAGGAGTTGATATGAAATTTACAGCTAAAATAATTAATGGTGAATTAAAATTCTATGACGTAGGTGGCTTAACTCGTTTCTTAAATGGAATTAAGGGTGATGTATGGGTTGATGTAAAAGAGTCGCCTAAAGCTCGTTCTAGTCAGCAAAACGCATATTATAGGCACATCATAAGACAGATTGGAAATCATCTAGGTTATGCAGAAGATGAGATGCACTTAGTTATTAAAGAAAAATTTAAAGTAAAATCAACCAAAGATTTAAATGTTGAAGACTTTAGCGAATTACTAGATAGTATTATTCGTTTTTCTGCAACTTTAGGTTTTGTTGTTGAAGACCCTAGAAAAAGTTAATTACCAAACTTCTACTATATTCATAGATATGTTCCAAGTCTGATAAGCTATTTGTGTAGCTGATAAAGAACTTTGGTCTAATCGGCATTGAGCAAACTCTGGATTAGTCGCATCTTTGTCTGGCGTAAATATAAAACTGAAAGCACCACACATTGTTAAGTCAAATATTTGTTGAATCTCAGAGCCAGCTGAAACATAATTATTTAAACTACCTTGAACCGAATCTAAGTCACCAAATGAATTTAGTCTATTAGTATCAAAGAATAGATTGTCGTTGCTTATATAGCTAAAGGTTAATTGCCAAGATCGTCTTCCGTGCTTACCTACCCTAGAATTACTTTCGTTAGGATGCACTAAAGCCCAAGACTCACCACTTATCCAATCAGGTGTCCCAAAGTTATCAATCTGAACATAATCGCCACCACCTAAAGTTCTCTGTATATTTACACCTTCATATTCTATTGATTTCTTAACGCTTAAATCGGGAGAATTAGGCATATCATAAAATCTTCCAAACGATGCGCAAGCAACGCTAAATGGCTCAACTAAGTCAGTTGGATAAGTATCAGATTGCCTTAGCCCTAGATAAATTCTATCTACGCTTTCCTCGCCAAACTCGTCAAATGTTCCAATGCTAAATCCATTTCTATCTATATTGTTGCAGTTATATATATCAGTTAAATCTCTATATTGGTTTTGACCACCAAACGAACCCCCGATTCTTAACGACTTTTCGTTTTGAAAAGAGCTTGCAAAGTCGTGATTAAAGAAACCTGCCCAGTTTGCTAGTCCTGCTAATCTTGAAAAGTTTTTATCTTCATTTGTATAAAAGTAAAAGTCTGGTTTTGCCTCAATCGCATTATATGTTTGTGGTCTATATAAGTCAAAATCCCATATATTATTATTTGACTCAGCATCATTATTATCAATTTTATTGACATTTTGCAAACCTTCTTCCCAAAAGTAAAAACCTTTTGTCTTAAAAAGCTGTGTAAAGTCTACATAAAATCTTGGTTTTCCAATGCTTTGATTAGCCATCAATAATCTCCTTAAAGTTTCCTTGCAATTCCGTTCTTAATAAATTTTTTCTTTTTTCTATATAATATTTGCGAGTCTTCATTATGAATTCCACCAGTCATAAATGTTCCATCAGAGTGAAAATGAACATCTCCATAGTAGGCAGTTCCATCTTTTAAAAATAAATTACCCGATGTTGCTCTTAAATTATTAGTAACAATATCTGTTTTTCTCTTACTTATATCGCCATATGTATAAGTGTCGCCATACTCTACCCACTTGCTGTTCAACTCTGTGTACTTGTCTTTTATTCTGTAATACTGGTCTGTTTTTTTAGTAGACAAGGCAGTTATCCTATTTCTATTGTCGTATAAGTCAGACCTTATAATTTTAAACCTACCTTCATATTGAAACAATACTTCTGGAAACTGCTTGTCAGACAACCTTAATATCATAATTCTGTTTTTAGTTTCCTTAATAATAAATCCTTGTGGTAGATTTGATGTGGCTTGAATAATGCCTTCATAGTGAATCATTATAGCTAAAGGATTTCCGTCGCACTCTAGGCGAACCTGACCGTCATTATATGTTATCTTAGCTGTTGTCATACTTGTGTATCTCCACTATTTATTATTGATTGGGCTATACTTATAATATCTAATAAATCTATTTGTCCATCTTGATTAAAGTCTGATGCTGTTGCAACTGATGTATTTAAGTTTTCTAAGGCTATATCTGATATAACAATGTCAATTAAAGTAACTATATCGCTAATATCTACCTGACCATCTTGATTTGCATCGCCTAATATTATTTCTTCAAGCTCTTCACCTTCAATAACATCTTCTTCTGAGATTTCTTCTACTGGTGTGTAAAAGTTTCCTGTTAGGTAATTAGGACTGTTTTCTTGTATATCTGCAATATTAGACTTGTGCAACTGAAGTAATTTGACCTTCACATTCTTTTGTGATTTCTTAATCTCTTCTACTATAAAATAAGGCAAGGCTTTTTGTGCATTTACGCCCTCTCCAATAGAATATTCTTCAGTATAATCATCTCCAAATATACTCATCTCTTCAATCAAAGAATCAAACTCTACTACATCGCCACATTCAAGATACATATACTTAGGAGGTAAAGTGCAGTCAATTATGTTATGTTGGTTTTTATACCACTCTAATAAATAATTTCTTAATAATAATGCTGTGTTTGAGTTTCTTATATATTTAGACTCAACTTCTAGATAAGCATCTGTTAAGCTGTTAATTGCATACATTTCTTGCATATCTTCTACATTCTTAGGCACAGCACCATCATTACTAAAGTTAGTTGCTTCTGTGTATTTTTCAGTTCCATAGTCATACATATATTTGACTCTAACCATCAAAGCTACATCTTCTATTGGTGTCTTAGAGTATTTGAAGTCAGATACATCAGTAGATCTTATCATAGTATCGGCTTGATTGTAGTTCTGATATATATTAATAAACCCAAATGTTCCATTATGCCTAAATCTTGGTATAAGTTTGGTGCTTTTAGCAAAGTCTTCTATAAAGTTTTTAGCTTCTGTTTTTTCAGCCACAGAAAAGTCAAACCGCCAACCCGCGTGATTAGTCCTAGCCTCTTCAACTGACTCTTGGTCAAAAGCATCTTCATTAGTATAGTCAAGTTCTTTTTCTATAATGTGCATCAATATATCAGATGGCTTTTTTATAAGCTCGTAATTATCTTCATCTGAAGGTATGCCTGTATATCTTCCGTCTTGCTCATCTATTCTGCCTATAACATCTGCAAAGTATTTCTGCCTATGTGCATTACCTACGATATATCTTTGATTAAGGGTAAGATTGTCTATTTTTGTTTTAAAAAATAATGTAGTGCTTGTTTCAATAGGGTCTTCTACGCCATCAGTTAAGTCTTGTTCGTCAATATGGTACAGTAATGATATAGTGTTTACAGCATTTATATTTTCTCTCCATTGGTCATCATCGACCAAATCTCCATCGTCGTCATATCTTGTAGCACTACAATCTGTGTTTAAAAATAATGGGTCTCCATCTTCTTCTACATCTGAGTCAAATGTAATTCCGCCTTTACTTGTTCCTATATCATCAGGATTAGTGTGACCATCATTTTCGGGGTCACCTGTTACAAAAGTGTAAGACAGACTTGGATTTCCATCTGCATCAGTTGCTGTGTCAGGCATACCAAATACGCCATTAGTAAAATGGTCTTGGTCGACTTTAATAACAATGTCGTCAGTTCTCCAAAGAGCATCACACTCAACTCTTAATGCAGGTGTGCCACCAGTAAAATTGGTGTCTGCATTTGGGCTTTTCCAAGCATCGACAGTTATTTTGCCTCTTATTTTACTGTACACTCCACCTAATATTATATCGTCACCACTTAATGATTGAAAACTTAAATCTAGTTTGACAACATCTTTTTTACCTTGTATATTATTTATGGGTACCCAGTTTCCACCATTGACAGCCTCGATACCACTTGTAACTATATTTGAAAGTTGATACCCGTGATGTCGGTCGCTAATATTATTATCTTGCCAAATTTGAGAGTCCTCAGCTAAAGCATAGGAAGCAAACTCTGGTGTCTGATTTCCATAAAATGCTATAACACCTGCGTTATCATTATTGGTAACATAACTTTTTTCTGAATCGTGTTTAGCTAAAACTAACCTATTTTGTTCTTCTGGTGTGTCTAATGTACTATAGTCAAACTTTTGAAGATTAACTAATAAGCTTTCCCAATTATTATCACCAATAGGGTTTTCTGGATTTAAAAGGTATGGATTTTTATAAGAAAATAAACTGTCTACAGATAATTCATAATGTTTATATTTCATCGTACCTTGACCAGTAGGATAAGTCTGAAAGCCTCCTGTTACAATAGATGATTTAGGGACATTGTATCCTAAACAAGGATATAATCCATATATTGAAGAACCCATTTGTATTGGTCTACTGTTTTCAGAATTTATATTAGCGTAATCAGACTCTGCTCTTGTTACTTTTCTTCCCCATAATAACTTCCTTAAATTGACAACACCGTCTGGTATTAAGTTTCCTTCTGTATTAGACCAAGTATCTGGGGTGCTATCTAAGTTAATCCAAGCGTAAACATTTGGTTTTATTATGTCTTTTAAGTCAATCTCCGTAGAGGTAAAATCTCTATCTAAGGCAATCGTATCTACAATATCGCCATTACTATTTATAAGGTCAACTCCATACAAATATTGATACCAGTTTTGGTCAGATAGGTTTGCACCATAAGAAATTCCACTATAGTCAAAAAAATCATCGTTTGGAAAACCGTCTAAATTACTAGATCTTCTAGAGTGTCTTGCGTAATATGAGGCATCCCACAATGGTACTGAATCATTTTTAACTGACCAGTTAATTTCAACAATATCGTTTTCAGAGATATATTCTTCATTAAAATACTGTATAAGCTCAGTCTGTCCTTCACCTTGTGGCATAGGCAGGTATAACATATCAAAGCCTTTAGTATCATTAGCTGTCATAGTGCTGTTGTCCATATAATAGACTAAACAAGCGTGCGATGAATTGCCATAAAGAGTATCAGAGCTAGAGTAAATAAACTCTGCATCAAAATATTTCATTACAATACCACCCAATATAAGATCTTGATAATATCCTAATTTTATCTGTCCAGTAGGTAAAGGGAAAAGCCAATGATTATTTTCTCCGTAAGGGTCGTACCCATCAGCTCTACCTATGTATCTTATTTCTTTTTCGCCACCATATACAAGGTATCCATCTTCATCTCCAGTATCAGCAGATGTATCTGCATTTATACTTGTTACTTCTCTACTTGCATCAACTTGAAATTGGTCTCTAGCTGCTACATTTGAAGGTAATAGGTAATTACTACCTATAACATCTGATGACTTTTTCTCTAATTGTATATAATTTCTCTCGCCTTCTTCTGGTATTGTGTATTGAGATGTATTATTATATCTTGTGTAATCAAAACCATTTATAAGAAAACCCTCACCACCTATATCTGGCAAAGGTCTAAATATTTCTGGTACAGGTAAGTACATATCATCTCTAAACATTAATAGAGGATTATCTGTTCTAGCGATACCACCTATTTTTATATCAAAAAGAATAGCTTCTGGGTATATCTGTGAAAAGACAGTTCCATTTGATGCCTTACTAAATATCATAGGCGACTTATCAACGTGACCGTAAACAACTGGATAGTAAACATCTTTACTTTCTGCAACTGATTCAGCTTGTGGGTCAACTGTGCTATATTTAGGAAACGATTTCTGATCTAATGTATACTGACTATGGTCTTCAATGCTAAACGATACAGTTTCCTTGTTACCTTCATAGCTTTTAACAAAACCTTTAAATATAAACAAGCAGTCATCAAGCGTTTTGCACGCTTTATTGGCGTAATATATATCTACTTTAGCGTTTGTAAATGAAAAGTTTTTAAACTTCTCTGTAAATCTTATTTGGTTTATAATATAATTAGAAACTTGAACTCTAACTTGATTGACTTGAAACTTTTTTTCTTGTATATCTATTTTTTCATTGATAGAGTTTACTTTTAAAAATCTATCTTCATAATATTCGCCATCAAATACGCCTTTAATTTGAGAAAGCCGAATAATATTATCACCTGCTGTAATTACTACAATAGGATAAACAGAAGAAGTATTACCAGTATAGCCGTTCAGAAAGGCTTGTGGGACATTTAACATTAACTAACCCCTATATCTGCACCCCTACGGATTGCATCTTTAATTTTTGGTATGGCGACATCTTCAACAAAGTCATCACTCATAACATTTCCACTAAAAGTCACGTTTACCCCACCACTTGCTTGACCCGTTCTATTCATTCTATTTAAATTCTCAACGCCTATAGACTCTACCGCACTTCTTCTCATCACGAACTCGCCTTCTTGTGCCATTATAGGAACATTATCTACACCCCCACCAGAATGATAGGTACTCATTGGAATCATACCGCCTGTTGCATAACCTTGAACTTGCCCTCCTTGATGAAATATACCTTCTCCTATAAAATCTAAAAAGTTTACACCTTTTGCAAATGTTCCCTTTGTAAAAATACTCATCAAAGCAAACACTCCAGCTTTTGCAGCTATTTGTGCTGCTATCTGTTTTAGCATATTTCCAAACGCTTCAGCGAATCGTGCATTATTATTTATACCTTCAAGTAAAGCAGAGTTAAGCTTATTAGTCCAAGCTGTCTCTAGCTTTGTAGCATCAAGTAAATCTTTTTTAGCTTTTAATTTATCTTTAAATCTCTCAAGCTCGCTATTACCTTGCTCATCTTCTATATCACTTAAAATAATCCCTTCCTGCTCTAGCTTAAGCAATTCAGTTTGAATAAAAAGTTCTTCTCCTGAATATTGATTTTTAAGAGTAAGCATCGCTATTTCTCTATCAAGATTTGGTATTAAGGACATAGTTTTTAGCAGTCTTTCAGCCTCTACAGCTGCAAGCCTTTCCTTTAACGCAATTGATACTTCATCTAAAGCAGCTTCTTCTAGTTTTAATTTATTATTGCCTTTTGTCATTATACGAGTAACTCTATTTAGAGCAAGAAGCTCAAGATTAAGCTTGTGAACTTTAGACTTAAGATTATCATTTCCTTCGGCACTTTTGAAAAGTATGCTAAGGTAAGAATTAAAAGTATTCTCAAAATCCGCTATTGATTTCTTAGATTCTTTATCAAAGACCCCTTCACTAAGTTTATTTTGTGCATTAACAAGGTTATCTACAAGAACTGTAAGCCCTTTTGTTGTTTTGCTTTCACCTAAACCTTCTATTGAACTTTTTATTTTCGGAACTACATCCAACAAATATTTCATTCCCTCGTTATTTAAATTTGCTTGCAAATCCTCTACTTTTGCTATAGCATCGCTTAATGATTCATAGTTATTTGCTGTTTTGTCAATAATTGCAGCATAACTATGAAATCCTTTATCTTTTAGCTCGTCTGATAAAGTTTTTACATTAATATTAACAGCTTCTATTTTATCATTCATTTTTTCTGCACTATCTTCTACATCAAAAAATGAAGCCACAAGTTCACCAAATCCAAAAACTAAAGCGGCAATTCCTCCGCTCGCAGCAATAGTAGATGCTTTAAAACCTTTTAATGCTTTGCTAGCCAATTTTGTAGCTGTCCTTACAGCATAAAATGCTGTTGCTAGCCCCGCAATAGCTGTGGTGTAGCCCAAAACTCTATTCATATTCCCTTCTAAAAGACCCAGTAAATCTGCCATAGCACCAACTAATTTTGTAACTATAGGCAAAACCTCTGCACCTAAAGCTTCTGAGAACTCTTTCCATTGCTCATTTAATTTTTTAACTTGATTTGCATAAGACTCTTGCGTTCTAGCTGCATCCCCTATAGCATCTTTACTACCTTTTAATAATAAGTTTAATCTAGCTTGAACTTTTTCTTGGTTTGTTAAGGGTCTATTTGTTTCAACTAACTTAGATCTTAAGGCTTCTTGCTGTAAAGAGGCTTCTGTAATTACGATTCCATATCTTCTTACTGTCTCGTGATTACCAACTAATGCACTTTGAAAAGCATTTAGCACATCTGCATCTGCTGCATTGTTAAAGCTTGCCACATCTATTGCTAGCTTAGTTAGTTGTGTTGATAATTGAGTGGCTTCGCTTCTTGCAAATCCCATAGGTACAAATGTGTCTTGCAAAGTTGACGCAAAACTCATAATTGAAGTGGTTGCTCTACCAACCGAATCTCCGTATGCTTCAGCCCAAGTTCTTACAGCATCTGCATTATCTCCAAATACAACATTAAATTTATTGGCTATTTCTTCTGCATCACCAGCAGCATTGGCAAATCTGCCAACAGAGCCTGCAAATAAACTAAAACCAAATGAGGCTAGTAGTAATTTTGAACGTAATACTGAAAATGCCGAAGCTGCACCCGCACTATCCCTACTTACATTTCTTAGTGTTTTGGTAGCTAATGCACCTCTAGCACCAAGTTCTCTTAATTCTTTCTGGACTTGCTTTGTATTTTTCTCTAATCTTGATTGGGCTAAGGCTAAAGCCTGTATCGCTTTTATTAACTGCTTATCGCCTTTAGGTTGAAATCTTATTATTATGCTGTTTGCCACTATTCATATCCTTCTTTTCTTTTTTAGCAAATGCCTTTCTTATCGCAAATGCTCGCCTAACCCATTTAGCAGGCTGGTTATCATAACAACCCTCATAGGGAGGTATATTAAATTTTTCGCAGTATGTGTACCTTTCTATATCTTCGTTTAGGTTAATGTCCATAAACGAGTTGGTGCAAGCAAAAAAAGGTATTTGTGCTACTAAAGATTCTGAGACATCAAAGGACTTGCCTTGAGATTGATTTATTTGATTGGTTTCCTCTATAATAAGGTCGGCAACCGCCCAAACATCATCCATATTGTCAAACCTTCTTTTTTCACGAACACCATCAATTAAGACTGGTATTTCTGCACTATAAGGGAAGCTATGATACTGACAACCCTCACAAGTAGGTAAAAGTATATTAAGTTCTACTTGGAGGGCTTCTCGTTTCCCTCAAACAACAGCTTTTGAATTTCTAAAGCTATGTTGATCCTATCTTCGTCTTTTATTTTTTTAATACTTTCGTCAGAAGAGTCTACTAATGCTATCTGTAGTATTCTTAAACAGTTGTAGTTAGGCTCAATAATCTCGACACCACCCTCAACTGTTTTTACCATTTTCATAAGTATGTCTTTTAACTTTGCTTCATCAGCAATAGTAAACTCTTTTACGTCATACTTCTTCTTGTTTTTTAACTGTATCTCCATTTTATCATCCTCTTTTTATTTGTTATTTAGCAAGCAACTTCTACTAAAGCATTAGAACCGTCTCCTACCGCTTTAACAGAAATATCTAACATCATTACATCGCCTTCGTTAAATGCAACATTTGTCAATACTGACTTAGCCATTAATATGCCAAATGCACCGTCTGTTAAACTGCCATCGTTGTTTAACAATGATTCTTGAGCTGCTGTTGCACCTTGTTGTGTTTGATTGTTAAATGACGCTATAAGCGGCTCTGTATTAGCATCATATTTTGCTGTTGCATCTAAAGTTGCTGAAAACTCTCCAGCTCTTGATACAATCTCGTAACCTGTTGACACTAAGCCTGAAAACGATGCTGGGTTTTCTAGCGTAAGCGAAAATGTGCTTAAAACTAAGTCATTTACTCCGTACATTTTTCTATAGTCAACATCACTCCAGCTGCTTATAAAATAGTTTTCACTTGCTGCAAAAGCTGTGTCTGCTGATATAGATTCATCTGATAAATCTTCAGCTAATGTCCCAGTTTGCATAGTTGCCGAAAACTTAACTCTTCCACCTTCTGTTCCTACATCTCCATTAAGAGTAAGTGAAGTAACAACGCAATCTTTAAAAGCTAAGTCTGAATTGCTCAAAGGTGACGATATAATAACAGAAAGCAAAGTTCCTGCTTGGCTTGAATCAGTCTTACCAACTGATTGAACCCCTGCATTTGATGCAAATGAATAAACTCCACTTGCAGACCCCTCTGCTTCGCCCATTATATTTTCTAGCAACATATCAAGTGCATTTGTTGTAGCTGTACCTGATACTGATATTTCTTTCACAGAACCTTTTACGTCTTGAAAGAAGTCTTCTTTTTGTAAAACCCTGCTACCTGTTCTTACGTCAAGAACTTGTGTTGGGTTTAAAGATGGCATCCCTATAGAATCCACATCTAAAGCGTGATAAGCATTTCCACCTGCTGCCTCAATAGTTCCAAAAGCGTCTTGCTCTGCTATGAAAACTTGAAATTGTTTGGGTGAAAAAGCTGCTGTATTAATAGCCATTATTTATTCTCCTTTTTCTTTTTTTTTACTTCTTGCACATATTCCCAAGCAGGTTTTGGAACTTTATCAACCTTAACTTGCTTACCTGAATTTATTATTTCTATAATAGATGAATCATACCCTTTATCTGTAAAACACCAAAGATTTGTTATAGGATTTGATTTATCTTTAATTTTTATTAACATACTACCTCCTTAGCTAACATTACCTAAATGTTGACACTTGTATTCCCATTGAACCACATAGACTCCCGATTCTTCATCTGGATTTAATTCTGTTATTTCAAACCTGCAATTAAACGCATTTGAACTATCGGCAAGCGTCATTGTTATATTATCGTGTATTAGTGCTTCAATTCTTGATACATATCTTAAAACGTGATCTAATGCTGTCTTTTTTAGATTATGTTCAGCAAAATAATAGAATACGCTTATAGTAAATTCTCTAGTCTCACCATTGACTGAATATTCTGTTAACTCACTAGCTATAGGGTCTAGGCGTAAATACTGAGTTCCTTCACTACCTTCATCCCCTATATAGACAGGTAATGCTCCTTTAAACTCATTACGCAAAATACTTCTTAGTTTATCTAGTATGTTTTTCCAATTATTTGTAAATGTTACTGGCATTATTTATAGTACCTTCTAGCAGGTGTTCCTGTTCTAGTTAATTTAATACTTTTCATATCTGAGCTGTCAACATACTCTTGCCTTCCAGTAACTTCTATTTCCCATTCATCGTCAGCAGTCGCTACAGTAGAATCTGTGTCTCCAGAAAATCTTATCTGTAATCCACCTGCTACAGCTTGATAGTCTCCTGTAATTTTTTCGTTTGTAATAACTTGGCTATTTTTTAAACCATCTGCATCCTTAACAAATACATTGTATGTAGCAGTTCCTATGACCCCGCCTGTACCTATTTTAACTTTAATTAAATCCCAGCTACCACTATACTCACCTCTTGTGTCTACGGGTCTAATCTTACCAGATGTATAAGAAACGTCTCTTATAATACCTTGAGAAGCATCTGATGTGTTTTGCCAAGATAAAGCAGCCTTACCTTCATTCAATAATTCTATATTCTTTTCGGCTTCCTCCATAAATGACTGAGCAACTTCAGAGTTGTGGTCTTTACTTTTTACCATAAAGCAAGCAGCAATCAAGCCAACCGACCTTACTACCATATAGTCATAGTTTCCAGACTTATCTTTTAGCTGCTCTCTAGGTAAAGAAGGGTCAACCCTTGAATCAAAATATCGGCTTGCATCTGCCCTATATTGTGTGACCATACCTACAAATTCTTCTCCAGCTTCCATTAACTTGTCTATAGGAGTGCTGGCTGAAAAATAATAACATATGTCTTCGGCAGAATTATAAAACCACTCTCCTTCGACATTCAAATCTGTATGCGCAGATTGTGCTGGACCTAAATCTTCGCCATCTACAAATAATTGTGTTACTAATCCGCTATCGTGTGCAGCATATTTGTTTGTAGAAACTTCTGTCCATCCATAAACGGGAGTCTTTTGATCAAACTCATCCATTTGAGGAAATATTCTTTTTAATTCTGCGTGCGTTATATATGTTGGTGCTGTTGCCATTTATTTACCCCTCATTTTCCTTCTAACTTTTTTTGAATACTTTGCTCTTTGTTTACCTTTTTTACTAGCTGCTCTTTTCTTTCTATTTTCATAGGCTTTTTGGCTCTTAGTAAGCGATTCTCGCACAGATTTAGGCAAGTAGCGACCTCTCTTACTCTTAGGTTTTTTCTTGTCGCCTTTGCTTATATAATCCCATTTTTGAGCAGTCCATTTTTTAAGAGATCTTTGTGATTTTTTAAGAGCCATTATTTATAACCACCACCTTTAGTTTTATATTGTCTAGCTAGCATTTGTGCTTTTCTAGCAGACCATTGACCTGCTCTACCACCTTTACTACCTCTAAGTATTTTATTAAACAATCTTTTTCTCATAGTAGGCTTTGTATAATTGCCTGCTTTGTTTACTGTTGATTTTCTTTTTTTCTTTCTAGGCATAATTTACCACTTTTTGCAAGACCAATATCTTGCTGTTGTTTTATCCTTAGCAGTTGCACATTTGTGCCTTGCTCTAAACGATTTACGCCTAGCGGGACTAGATTTTTTAATTCTCATATTAGGGTCACCAAAAGTAACTCTTTTAGTTCTTGACCCAGCTTTAACATAAACTTGAAATTTTTTCCTTCCATACCCTGCTTGACCTTTACGAATACGACTTGGCTTATTTAATCTAACTGATTTGCCTTTAAATTTAGCCAATTCATTTTCTCCTTTTTACTCTGCGTTTCATTTTCATTTTTTTAGACTTCTTAGGTCTACCTCTTTTCTTTCCGTATGTTCCTTTACCGTATGGCATATATTCCTCCTTAATATGTTTTAACTGTTACTTGACCACTACCTTTTTGATTAGGTGTATTGGCGTGAATTGCAATCAACGAGTTAATTCTATCTGTTTCTGACTCGTTTAATTTACCAGAAAACGCACCTGTGTGCATACAACTAATAACAAACTCTGCATTAGGCGGTGCATTTCTAAAGTCTATAGCACCTGTCTCATAGTTTATCGTACCGTCTGCCGCACCAAATAAATTCCCTTTACCATCGTCATATACAAATGCACTAGAGTTTGGTATAGTAGCGTAAGTAACTCTATCATAAGAAACATCATCAGGAAGCTTTGCAGCTACAGCAGCAGGAACATCCCCTGCTGAAGTTCCTATGTCTGGTATTCTACCAACAGAAAATGGAGTTGTTCCACTTGATGGGTCTGCTAATAGTATAGCACTAGTAGACAAGTGCGAGCCTGATGTAAATCTTACATCTCCATCAACTATTGCGACATTAACTTTCTTTTCAAAAAGATTACCTGCTTTATAAAACTGAGTGTCTAAAGCTGTTTGAATCTTAGATATAATACCATTACTTCCACCAAAGTTAAGATTACTAGAATCTGTTGTAAATGCAAGATCTTCAAAAACGCTTCCACCGTCTACTGTTATATTGAATTTATATTCAGTTGATGCCGCTAAACCAGAGTGCGTGCTTCCAGTAATACCACTTAATCCTAAAGACTGGTAGCCAGCTTCATAGAATTTTAAAGAAACTGATCCTGCTGTTATACCTTGAACTGCTGAAGCTGTTCTGCCTAGTCCAAAGAAGTTCATAGCTTTAAACTTTCCGTCTGAATCTGTTTGAGCTACGCTATATTTATCAAAATCGTGATAAGCGTTAAAAAATGGCAATCTAATAGCATTATTGTCAGCGTGGTCTGCTGCGGTACTTCCATATACAGCTCTTTTAACTGAAAGATGTGCAGGAGTAAATTCTCCATCACCATCTGTATCTACAACAGATACAACTTCTAATATCTCATTTTCTATCCTAATTAAATCCCCTGCTTTGAAAAACAAATGTGCCACACCGCCTGATCCATTGTCAATAGGTGCAGTTGTATCATTGTCATTTGAAAAAGCAGCTGTAATATCAGCGGTACTGTCTACATACATATCAGAACTAGGCGTAGCATTGTCTACAACAGTACCATCTACAATAACAGTCATATCATCAGGCGATACAGTAGCGTCTATTCTTGCTATTGCTCTAATAGGAGGATAATAAGTTTCATTCGGTAAAAGCATAGTGTGTAAATAGACCACATTTTCATCTACTGTATCACCATCGTGTGCATATGATTCATAGCCAGCCATAATAAATACAGGCGTATTACCACTATTTATAACTTCTACTCTATTCGGCATCCCCTCTGTTGAGGATGAGCTAGCAGCAGATGATATTGAAAGTATTTGGTCTGACTGAGTAGCACTATAGCTAACTGACTTTGTTTTTTCTAGGACTGGCTTTGCCCCTTGTCCATTACTACCGTTTAAATTATTTTTTGGAGTCGAGTCAGTCATTCCGTACCCTCCACCTAATGTTCCTGTCTTTGGCATAATTTTTCTCCTTTACCTTATATGATATCTTACTAGGGCATTTACACTATAGTCACTATTTGTGCCATTCCCTTCTATTGTTAATGCTAAATAATTACCAGCGTCTACATCAGCAGACTGTATACTTAATGATTCTCTGTAGAATTGTTCATAACCTGCGTTAGCCATACCAACGTGATCTGCTACGATTGTTGTGCCACTCCAAGAGCTTACATTTGTTCCATCAGATGTAGCTATGCTACACAAGTGAAAATTTAAGGCATCTCCACTAGCTCCATTAGCTCCTACTAATATAGTAACTGCATCTACTGTTATATTAGTATCTACATAATGCAAGTGATGAATCCAATCGTCTCCGTTATTACTTACAGATGGTGCTTCAGGGTTAACGCCTGTTCCAAAAGTTACAGCAGCATTTGTTATTGCACCCATAATAGGAACACCAATATGAGTTCCATTGTCAACATCTATATCATTATAGCCAAATCTTAGATATTGAGTATTGGCTGTAGTTTGTGTTTCATTGACTTTTACTATGCTGCTTGCAGTATCTACGGTTAATATATTGTCACCCGATGTGTTTTCGACTTTGAATGTCTGCGAGTGATTCACAGTTGATGGCTTTATAGTTGTATTTCTCTGACCTAAAGTGAGCATTGTGCTATTTCCCTCGCCGTCTTTAACTAGTTTTCCTGAACCTGATACTCCGTTATTGGAATTGTCAAACTGCAATAAATCTTTATATGAATTTGCTATTGTCTTATCTGTTAAACTCATTTATTCTCCTGTTGTAATCGATTGTGGTAAAGCTATAGCTTTAATTATAATTGGTGGATAAAAAGTTCCAAAAGTTCTATTTCTTCCGTGTACAATTAATACATTTGCTTCACTTGCTCTAGCTGCTATATAATATGTATAAGATGTCCCCGCTGTCAATCCTGATACAGAAAAGTTTACATTGTGTATATAATGGTCTGACTCGTCAATATAAACATTTTGGTCTGCATCATAAGTGTGTGTTTCATCTAGTTCAGAGTAAGATGATGCTGTAGAAAGACTAAATTTAGCACCACCTGTTACTGCTGTCATCCAAAAAGAAAAATTAATTTCAACTTTTCCACTTGGAGGGGCTGTAAAGGTTACAGATAAGTCTGTGCCTTGTGATGTTTGCAGAACAGTCATCGTGCTAGAGTTAATAGTTATATATTGATGACCAGATGTCGTGCTGTCGTTAGCTATTCTAGTGTAACCCAATACCATACCAGAATAAGCACTATTTGCAGGACTAAACTCAATTCCTGCGTTTTCCATATTAAATCTGCCTGTCCTAGAATTTAGAGTTACCCCTTCTTTTGATTTTAAAACACATAAATCATCGCTGAGTTCTAATTTAGAAGCAAATGTACTAGTTCTATCTGTATCTATAGACATAGCACCATTTAAATCGCTATCAAAGTTAGCAGACTTTATTTTACCTTCATTATTGATAAATATATTAGTAGGCTCATCTCCAACAAATATTTGTTGAAAATCTTTACCAAAGTTTCCACCTATTTTTAACTCTTTACTCATCTAAATTTTCCACAAACTTTTTAATCTTTGCCACAACCTTATCATCTTTCTTAGATTTGGTAAGGCTTGCAACAAACCCTAGTATACCTAGTATAGCAGGTATAGTACCTTTTTTGGCTACATATCTAGCTATAATAGTTCTTAATATCATTTTTTATTATCTGACCTTAAACCTTTAATTAAGCCTCTTAAAGCACCACCTACAACATTGTCAATTAAATCGATAAAGTAAGGCTCTATAGTAGCGTTCCATAGCTTTTTAGTTGCCCAAAACTTAGTTAATCCTGCTGTCATCAATATTCCTAGCTTTTCAAAACAGCCTTCTACTACTGCACAAATCTTTTCATTAGGTATTTTTTTAAGCACCCATAATACTGCACCACCACTACCTGTTCCTAAAGTTAACATCAACCAATCCATAGTTATTCTCCTTTAATTAAATTTTCTAGCTCTATAATTTTAGACCTAAGCATTATATTTTCATTCTCAAGTCTTCTAATTTTCAAGCCAAAGCTGTTGATTTTTACATCAACCTCTTGTCTTATTTGATTCAGCATTTTTCTATCTTTAATGCTAATCACTTTTCTTCCCATTTGCTTAAGTCTAACATCTGTAAGGGTCTTTCTATAACGTGTTCTTTTAACTTATCGTTTTGGATTTGGATTTTAGTTCCACCTTTTACATAAGGCTTACCGTTAGCCATTCCAATATCGTAAGCAAAGAATGTTGTTTTCCACATACCAACCCTTATAACTCTAGCTGGGCGACCGTCTAATATCACAACATCGTCAGTATTTATATCTTTACCAAGAAAGACTTTTAGTCCTTCAACGACTGTCTCAATAGTAGACTTAAATAACAGAAGTGCAATACCAGAAAGAAACAACCATAACCAGTTGCCTAAAATTCCTTCTGCTTGTGCTACTAACTGCTCTTCGTTCATTCATCACTTCATTAACTTATAAATTTTTAAACATATATATATAAAAGTGGCGACCCCCACCATAACTCTTACAGCAATAGGCAACCACTCCATCCAAGTAACAACCATAGCACTTGTACCTGCTGTGGTTGTCTTTAAACTATCTATCATAAATACTCTCCGTAAATTTTGGAAGCGTAGTGCAAGATCGCTTCTTCGTATAATATGGAGTGTACAAAACAGAGGATGTACTATACGACCACTTTGAATATGGTTTCTCGTTTCCGATTCTTTTTAGCAGATTTTGCATTATACGCCTCCAAAGTTTTGTCAATCTCATAACCTTTACAATCTGTGTTCTGCAAGTCTATTTTTATACCATCTCGGTTACCATTTTCATAAAACACATAAGCGTTTTGACTTGCTCTTCCACCGAGATTTAAAGCCTTTTCAGAGTAATCGTTTGGTCCTACCATACTAGATGACCTTCCAAAACAATCTCCTACTCGTGCTGAATGAACGTGACCAAATATAACATAGTCTATTCTAATCCCTTTCATTGAGTATCTACCACATATTTGATTGATAGACTTTTCTACACCCGCACCTACTGCACCGTGTCCGTGTATCATTAAAAGGTTCTGCCCTGCTACATTGATAACTAGTTCAGATGGGTCTCCATCTATAAAATGTACCTTTGAGTCTTTAAAAAGGTATCTTAGGCAGTTAAATATAGTATAATCATAGTTATCTGTAGCTACTTGACTAGACCATCCTAGTTCTTTATTTGCTCTCCCTTCATTTCCAACTACATTTGCAACGCTAACATTAAACCTACTGCTTAAATCTAAAATCACTTGCTGCATTATATCTACAGCTAAAAAAGTTGCATTAGCTCTATTAGAAGCCTGATTAAGTAATTCATCCAGCCTTCGGTCACTATTCATTAGGTCTCCAGTTAAAGCGACCACAACTTGGCTAACTTCGTTTATCTTGAAGTATGCTGATGCCTTTTCTACGAAATGTTGACATCGTTGTGATGCGACTTTAAAATCGTAACGATTATTCTGAAGTTCAACTAATTCATTAAAATGAACATCACTAAATTGGATGACCCCAACCGCCCTTTTACTTACTTTATGGCTTTTCGTTAGTTTATGTAGTTTATTATTTTCAAAAAGCTTTTTTAATTCTTTGCTGTATTCTTCTACAGCGTTTTCAATCCTTGCGTGTTCTCTAAAACCTTTTCTTTCTATTCTGTTAACATCTTGAGCTTTTTGCTTCTCTTTACGATATTTAACATTTTCTCTAAGAAGTTCAAGGTCTTCTATAGGATTTACAGTTCTACACTTGCAAGCACGACACTTATATCTCTGCTTATTCTTGTCAAAACCGCTTTTAGCTAGACCTTTATGGTAGCATCTAGGGCAAGCTAGAACTTTATCTAAGTATTCATACGATGACATAAATTAATAAATGACGTAAATAGAAGGCAACTAAAGAGATTTAATTATCTCACTTAATTCTTTAGCACGATTTGGGGTCTGCTTCGCCCACTTGGAGTCTAACATCTCAACTGAAGCTTTTTCCCATTCAGCGTCTTCTAAATACGCTATAGTTTTTTTAAATTTACAGAACCCTCTAAACCCTAATTGATACGCCATATTAAGCATAACATTCCTTACTTCAATAGGAGAGTGTCTGAACCAATCAAACTTTTTCTCAAATCTTTCTTCTAATACTTCTAGTTTTTCTTCAAGGATAAGATCGCACACGTCTTCTGACAAGTACAGGTCTTTAATAGCAAAGCCAACCCCTATAGTATCTACACCCTCTGTGCATTTATAGACCGTTGGCTTATATCCTTCGTGTATTTTTAATTGCTGTATAATATCTTTCATAATATTAAGTTGTTCTGTCCAATATTTATATTTTTTATTCATAGTAAAAGGGGGCGGTTTTCCACCCCCTTTACATTTTTAATCAACAATATTACTTGTTGTCAATTAATCCGATGATTCTTCTATCACCTGTTGCATTAGCGTTTCTAACCGCACAACCATATATAGAGTCAACTGTAATCAAATCAGACAGTTCTGTGTGCTGATATGACTGTTGAACTCTTGGAGCTTGAGCAGCCGCATAGTATAATGCAGATTCGTGTATAGCGAAACCTCTTAGAGAGTCATCATTAGTAGAGTCGTCACCGCCTGTTCCACTTGTATCAAAGCCTTCCCAAGCTGTGATACCTTTGTCATTATCTACTGCTACATCTTCAACTTCAAGATATGGACTATTTGATAATATCACAGGCATACCTAAAATGTTTCCAACAACCCCTGTTGCAGCAAATGATGCACCAGCTGGTGAAGCAGAGCCTCTAACAAAACCTGCCCCTGAATCAAGTTTTGCAAGGCTGCCATATAGTTTTGTTCCTAAAACTAATGACCATCCTTCCATAGAACCTGTTTCTAAAGTACATTTTTCCATTAAAGAAGCCAAAATAGTATCAGACAATGCAGTTCCACAATCTATAGTACCGTCAGTTGCACCAAATGCAACACCAGTAGCAGTTCCATATACTGTGCTTAAATTACTTGCAACTTTATACATCAAGTAGTTATCTACCCCTCTACCGATTGCGTAAGCAAGCTGAGAAGAGTACATATCAAACAAATTGTATGAAGACTGAGCTTTAAGAGCATCAGGTATCCATAAAGATGTTACTTTATGTTGGTCTATTTCTAATGCAGTTTCAGTTGCCGCCATTGATGCATCTGTAGTTACATCAGATGCGATAGGTGTTCCTTGCACAACTGATGACAATGGTGTCACGCCAATGTGAGGCAAGTGTATCTTATCTGCTCCAACTGCTTCTGACGACAAGTCATTTGCAAGCTGTAGCATCATTGTTTTTTGTCTAAATTTGTCAAGAATTGCTTGTCCCCAAACCTCAGGTACAAACTCTTGACCTACTGAATCAGCTGCGGCAGCACTCGCACCACCTTGCAGCATATTTATATCTAATGGGTCGCTTATATTTGCCATTTTTTATATCCTTTATTTTTTATAAGCCTTTAAAATGCTTTGCCAATTTGACGATTTTTCTACGTCAGACATTTCAGAAAATGTTTTTTCAAGCTTAGGTTGCTTTGTTTGACCTACGACTTGTGGTGCATTAGGCTTAATGTTATTAATTTTACCAGTTACAAATTCAAGAGTATCTAAAGGTAAGTTTTTTAAAGATTCTCTTTCTTCTTCAGGATGTTGATCTAATAAAGACTCTCTTTTAGATGATTCGTATTTATTCCATTTATCTGCAACAGATGATAAAGTCTCATTTTCAGAAGCCACTTTTTCATAAAGCGTTTTAAAATCTTCTTTCTCTTTCAACTTTGCTTCTTCTGTTTTTGCAATCGCTTTTTCAAGTTCCGTTATTCGAGCTTCTGCATCCTGCGACCTTTTTCTATACTTCTTGCTTTCTGCTATTAATGCACCGACATCGGTCGAGTTTGTTGGTGTTTCTTGGGTAGGTTGCTCACTAACTGTTTCGCTTGCTACGTTATTGGTATCTTCGGACATACTGCCCTCCTATTTAGTGGTTAAAAAAATAAAAATACTATATCTTGTATTTATCTTCTGCCATAAGTTAGATTATGACAGATGTTTATTGCAACCTTTAATGGAAAATAATTTAACAGAAGAATTAAAATTTAAGAAATCTTGGTTTGATTATATGGGTTATAAACCCCATAAGGGTCAAAACAAATTACACTTTCCAACGAAGGAGACGTCTAGGTTTTTTGTAATGGTGTGTGGTAGAAGATTCGGCAAGACAACTTGTTCTGCTATGGAAGCAACATTTGTTGCGTCTCAGCCTAATAAAAGAATATGGTGTGTTGGATTATCTTACGATAAAGCTGACTTAATGTTCCGAGAAATTTGGAAAAAGATGGTAGTCGGCAAACCAAATGACATTGAAAGAGCTTCTGAAAAAGAACGCTTTATTAAATTTAAATGGGGAACAGTCGTAGAAGGTAAGTCTGCTGATAACCCTGATTCATTAGTAGGTGAAGGTTTAGACTTACTTATAATTGATGAGGCTGCTAAAGTAAAGAGAAAGATATGGGATATGTATTTATCTCCTACTTTGTCAGACAGAAAAGGTAAAGGAATCTTTATAACTACACCAGAAGGATTTAACTGGGTATACGATTTATACCTGCTTGGTCAAAAAGATGATTTATGGGAATCTCATCAAGCACCATCTTGGGACAATGAGTTTGCTTTCCCTGAAGGTATTGAAGATTCTTTCTTGAAAGAACGTAAGCGTAATATGTCTAAAGAATCTTATGACCAAGAGTATGGGGCTAAGTTTACAACTTTTGCTGGGCAAGTATATCCGTTTGACCGTAGTTTAGATGTAGGGTATTTCCCTTATAATCCTAATTATCCTACTTTTTGCAGTATTGACTTCGGTTATAGGATGCCAGCAGTAGGCTGGTTTCAAACACAAATGATAAATGGAGAGTGGCATATAAATATAATAGATGAGATTATACACGAGACTAATATTAAAACAGATGAGCTTATTAAGCGTATTAAGTCAAAGCCATATAATGTTAGGGCTTACTATGGTGACCCTGCTGGAAAACAAGCACAAGGTCAGTCAGGTATGGGGGATATAGAGATTTTTAGACAAAATGGTATACACATTCAGACAATAAGAGATAAAGTGTCTCGCAATATATCATCGGGAGTTACACACGTTAGAGGTTTTATAGAAAATGCTATGGGTAAAAGGTATTTACACGTTCATAATAAATGTCAAGGCATAGCAGAAGATTTAGAAAACTATCGTTATCCAGAAATTAAAGAAGGTAAGGATTTAAGGTCTGAGCCGCTAAAAGACGGGTTTCACGATCACGGATGCGATATGCTAAGATATTTTTTTATAAATAGGTTTCCAATTAAACAACAAAGATTAATAGTGAGGAAAAGATGACAGTTGAACAAATAATACAAGAATCAATAAAAGATTTTAAACAAATACAGGCAAAAGCTAGAAGAAATCACGTTAGAAAGCTTATAGATTATTATTGTGGGTCAAATACAGCACAATATATATCTGAATATTTTGATGCAGATGCTTTTAGAGAGATACCTTGTTATGAAGCAAATTTTACAAAGCGATTTATAAATAAGATGAGTAGAATTTATACTGTTGGTGCAAACAGAAATGTAAATCAAGCATATTCTGGTTTGACTACTATGAAAGATGCAAGGATGAAACATATTGAAAGGATGACACGTTTAATTGGAACTGTTGCAACTCAAGTTGTTTTTATTGATGGAGACAAACCTCACTTTGACTATAGACCTGTTTATTATTTTGATGTACATCTTGGTGATAATCCTTTTGTACCAGAAGCTATAACATATCCTGTTCTTATGAACCCTGAAGATGTTAGTTATACTGATAAATTAAAGTATGCTTATTTTGATAAAGGTATGTATGCCTTATATGACGAAGATGGAAATATATTAGAGGAATATGAACACGGTTATGGTGTTCTACCATTTATGTTTACTCATAGAGAAAATCAGTTAGACTCTTTCTTTGTAGATGGTGCAGACGATATTATGTCTTGTAATGAACACGTTAATATAACTATGACTGAGCTTCAATTAGGATTAAGATTCCAAATGTTTGGGCAGCCTTATGTTACAGGGCTACAGGCTGATAAAAGACTAGAAAGAGCTGGTTCAGACACTATACTAGACTTGCCAGAAGGTTCTATATATGATATTGTATCACCAGATGCTGATTTGCAGTCAGTTATCGAGACAGTTAAGTTTCAAGTAGACTTAGTTGCTCAAAATAATCACTTATATGTTCAATTTGCTCAAGATGGTGGTGAAGTTCCTAGTGGTATTGCTCTCAAAATCAAGGATTTGGAAAGATTTGAGGACTATCAAGACGATATTGAGCTATGGAAGATGTATGAACACGAATTATATAAAGTAGAAAGAGAAATAGCTGCTTATAATGGCATTAGCTTACCTGA